ACAAGCACTATTGATAAACACGCCTCTGTTTGTTAATATGTCCTCTATCTTGAATATGATAGGGACGATTTTAGTAGAGTCCATTTCTTCATAGTCAGTTATGTAATCGTCAAGGGAACTATGAATAGTTTTTAATTCTTCATTACTGAACATTACACTGCCTCCGCTGGTGAGAATAGGTTGGAATAATAGTCAACTCTTACATAGTCTCTATTCAATACACATAATTTGAATATGTATCCAAATAAGTGTGAAAAATGATCTGGTGTAAGTTCATTGAAATTTTCCCAATCTTGAACAGCAATCGTATTTTCCAAATCAGGGGCGCCACTCTCAAATGTAGGAGCGCTCATAAAAGTGCCATTATCGTCTAACCAAAAAGAGTAACCCAATAAGGCAGAATGTGTGTATAGTGGTTTATAGTCGAACATTAACCCAATCTCCTGTATAAGTGAACAATTTTATCATCAATAGAGTTAACTCTATCCATAACTGGAATACCGCCAATCAAATCATTTTCCGCCGCCTCATCATCAGCGTAGCACTTGTAATCTTCGAGAGCAGCATCTATTGTATCCCACTCGCCTTGAGTAAAGTATGCCTTGATAGTTGCAAGTTGGTCATAACTGAAATCTCTTGTTAGAGTCATCTTAAAAATTCCTGTGTGTTGTTTGTATATACTAATTATAGTCACTAGGGGCAAGAAAACAACCACCCCATGTGCCACTAATTAAACTGGCACATCATAGGTTGACTTGTTTCTCAAAATATGCCAATACTGTTCATAGGTCAAAGTCTCTTCCGTATCGGTATCCATATTCAATACTATATCGTATGGATAGTAGGCGTAATACTTCATATGATCGTCAACATATTCTTTGATTTGTTGATACTTATTCATAAATCTACCTCTGAATAAAATGTTGAATAGTAATCTCTAAATTTTTTCTCGCCATGTTCAATTATATAATCTACCATATCATTATATGACCAGTTATATAATTGATTATAGTAGTCAAGAAGTTCTTTAGTTTCTTCTTCCATTCTGCCAGTTGGCATACCTTTTCTCATGAGTCTGCCTCTACATTCTCGATAACTTCTTGAATAGTATCTACAAAGTTTTCATCAAAATATTCTTCGATCTCAAACATAGCATCATTAAATGTTTGGTCATCTATCCATTTTTGCATATCGTCAGTAACATATATGACCAAATCTTTCATTGACATATTGTCAACAATTCGGTCAACATAGTACTCTTTAAGAGCAGCAAACTGTTTGTCAGTTAGATTTTGTGCCTCAAGTAAGGCATCTAAGTTTTTCTTGTTCATGGCACTTAATCAAGGTGAATTGGAAAAATTGTCTCATCAGCAGGGAACTCTTTTAATTTGACCATTGCTGCTGCGGCAACCATGCTCCAAACCTTTTGCCCTGAGATTTTCTTATCGTCACAATGGTAAGAAACTGTATCCTCTAACAGTTCTAGCACGTCCATTGACTCATTAAAGAGTTTTTCATATTCTGTTGGATTCATAGTATGACGCTCCCGCCGTAAAGGTTTTTGTCGTAACCATACTTTAATACAAGTATGTCTCTTACTCTCTCTCTGTCGAGTGAGTCGCCGTCACCCCATGTGAACATATCAGAATTTCTAGTGTTGACTTCATGTAAGTAGTCGTAAGTAGCACTTAGAATATCCTTAAGAGAAACTCTCTTGCCTGTTTTCATGTGGTTCATAGGATATAAAACGTCATCTACATTGCCGTAGAAGTCATTGACGTATGTTGTAAACTCAATTAGCATATCATTGAGTTTGGTTGATGTAGTGCCTGAGATCATAGAAGTGTTTGTGTCTTATGTACTAATTATAGGCGATAGGGGCAATAAAGCAACGAGCAGATGTGCCAGTAATATAAGTGGCACACCCTTGATTGATTTCATTGCCATTCTGGTGTAGGTTTTGCCCATTGCTTTTGTAATCGTTTTTCTTGTTCAGCATATAATGTCTTGGCACATTCTGCATTGACTTGAACAATGTCCATTTTTATGTCATCATTCTCAGCATAGTAAAAATTGAGACATTCAATCAAATGCTCTATCTGTTTTGTTGTAAATTCCATTTTAATTGTTTGTATATACTGTATTATAGATGATACAGTTGAGATTGCAATAATTCTATGCCAGTAAGTGAACTGGCATACCTAGCGATTTTACCCTTTTACTACATAACCCAAGTCGCCATCAGCAATATCTGCCTGTCTGCCTAGTTTGTGGCGAATCTTCCTAAAGTTTACGTCAAACTCTTCAGCATACTTATCAGTAATTCTGTTTGGCGTAGATAAGACTAACTTCAGCAGAGCATCACACTCTGGTGCTGTTAGTTGATTCATTTCTTTTAACTGGTCAATAGTCATGTTACGCTCCTTGATACTGATTTGTGATAATGTCCTCTATTTGAGCAAGTTGCTCATCATCTAACAAGTTGACTATGGCGTCAAGCATATCATAGAAATTGGCATCATTGCTCTCATAGAGATCACATAACTCTGTAAAAACTGTAAGTGATTTGTCATCTTTGTATATTGTCATTATGCTACCTCTAACTGTGATGGATAGTCAGCGGGTATAGTCTTTTCAACATAAGCAACTGTATCGTTGAAAGTCTTAGTCTCTGGATTCCAAAAGTCAAGACCAATACAACGCCATGTGTTGTTTAGTTCAAAAATGTAAGCAAACTCGCCGCAGCACTTGTCTGTGGTAACAAGATACTCTTTTTCATCTTTGGATAACTTAGGAGCATTGTCCTCTAGTTTCTCGCCTCTCTCTGTGTAGTATAGAGGTCTATACTCTTTGAGTTCATCATGTTCCCAATCTGAATCAGTATAGCAGCAACTCATGTTACCGCCATCAATTAGTTCAGCGATTGATTCTCTTGTATTGTAATACTTGTTAAGTGTTACACCTAACCACTCTGGGTATCCGTCCCAATGATGATATACTGAAAGGATTGACCCATCTTCTAATCTGAGTCCAAGTCTTGAATTAGTTGACATTTTTGTGAATTGTTTGTTATGTTCTTATTATAGTCACTCATGGCAACAAAGCAACGAGCGAGTGTGACAGTAATATAATTGTCACAAGGCAGCAGGGTCACTTGGCATATCTGTTGGCATTATACTGATATGCAACTTTTGAAATACAGCGGGAGCAAGTATGCTGCTATCAAATGAGCAACTACCATCTTCACTCTTGTTTCCTAATTTCTCACATAGTGCCTCTGATACCATATTCATGACAAATGTATTTGTCTTAGGATTATTGACAATATAGTCAATAACCTCTAATGTAAGGGCATCAGCAAGTTTGTTTACTGTTTCTTTAGATAGTGTCAAGTGCTTTTTCCTCTGTAATTGAATCGAACTCAAAGTTATAGAACATATCGTCCATATGATAATTACTATCTGGATAATGTCCTCTATTATATAAGGCAAGTGCTTCTGCTTCAGTTTCTGCCTCAATAGTTATGTCAGCGTAACCAACAAACTTTTCTTGAATGATAAATGTTTTCATTACAGTTGATTCTCCCATACTGTAGATTTGAATCTTTTAACTGCCTTGTCTAACAGTTTAATATCGCCGTCACAAATGTCGGCAACGTCCTCATCTTCGAGGTGACAAAAAGCATTGTTAATGTCACCTATGAGAGTTAGTAGTGCAGTGTAATTGCTCATTAGTTGTTTGTTTAATTGATATACTAATGATAATCGAGATATATCAGAAAGCAACCACCCCATGTGCCACTATGTCAACTGTCACACTTCTGAAAATTGGCGTAACTGAACTGTTGACGTTTTACAAGTTTGAAAGTACCATAGTCATTTGACATAACGTAACCCTCATGCTCATAGGGCATACTATCATGTAAACATTGAACATTCTCTGTAGTGGTGATGCCTTCCATGATTAATTCTTTTATTTCAATTATCATATTATATAAATGAAATAAGTTTTTAGAATATCCAGTATCTTTTGCCAACTGGTCAGCATCAAGTGATCGCCCAGAGCGAATATATTTGTTGATACTTACTTTTAACTGTGCTATGTCATCATCATGTGGAAACTTCACAAATGGTATAATAGTTCTAGCAAGTGTAGTAAGTAAATCTAGTTTTAAGTTTCTCTTACCTACATTGGCATTGGTATCAATAAAGTGAACATTGTCATCATTAGTTGCCCTGTAATGAAACTGAGCACTCATATCTTTGATGGTATCACCAATATATTTTGTATGTGTTGCCATAATCATACTGTCAATCCTATCATCAAATTTGTATGTAATAGTATTTGGCGTATGATTATCTGAACCAGCATAACCAATAAAGTCGCCCTGATAAACGCCATCATTCTTTGGTAGAGTATCAAAACAAGTATGTAATATTGTCGCCACTTCAGGCACTGCCCTGTGATTTCTGTCTATGTCATCATGTGTATAATTAATCTTGACCTTGACTTTATTGAACACACTCTTAGTACCAACAAAGAATCTATTGTTCTCAGGATTGACGCCATATACTATAGCAGGGGCGCCATCATACTTTACTGATACTTTGTTTTCTTTGCTTGTCAAAAACTTGACAGCATCAACTGCTCCCTGCTTACCAGCAAGAATGTTGTCCTCTATGTGTTCAAGATGTTTGTTCTTCATATAGTCATTATAACATAAAAAAAGCAGCGTGGTCAAGAGGTGCTTCACTTTTCTAAGAAAGTACTAACTCACGCTGCGGTTAAGGATTTACATTCATTGACTTCTTTTCTGTTAGGACTCACACCTAACCCAATGGATACCTTAGTGTATGTGAGAGAGATTCGGGTTAAAGAGCATTTTCCACTGGGGTCGCTCACTCTTGCCTCTCACATTTATATAATAGTACATCATGGCAACAATACAACCCCATGTGTGCCACTTATATAATTGTCACCTTAATGGTATATTAAAAGAAAATACTGTTCTAGGCATTGATGACTCACATGGCGGGCACTCATGTAATAGAGTAGAGGGAAAAGCAATAATGTTGCCTTCTTCAACTGGAGGCGATATTGTTTCTATTACACCCATATATGGATTTGTAAAGGGAGCATAAAACTTTGTTGGTCTATGTTCATTCTTATCATAGTCAACATATAATACACATGATATTTTCATACTACCATGATTATGAGCACCATGATATTGCCCTAGTTTATATCTCTGTGCCCATAGTTCCCATGTTTCTATGTTTTGAACTGGGCACTCTCCTCTATAACGCTCTTGCAGTTCTTCTGTGAATGTATTTACTAGGTTATCTAAATCTTCAGCAAGAATTGTTGCGAAACTGTCAATATAAGGCGCTCTCGCCTGATATTTAAAATAATCTGATTCACAACTCTGAACTGTAGTGCCATCAAAATCTATTAGTTCTAGCAACTTTGATTTCTTATCTTGCCAATTTGTTACTTTAAACTTATTAATTCCTATGCCAAATAATAACAAACTTTCATTCATTTCTTTTTATAGTTCTTCCTAGTTTTTCTCTTAGGTTTGATGCCGTGGGGATCACGTTTTAATGCTGCCTTTAGTTTCTTTAAAAACTTTAAGTGGTCTGGATAGATTAACTTTTCAATATCCTTTTGAGTTTGTCTCTCTTCTTTAGTCATCTTTGTCATAAAAACGTAGGTCTGTGCCTGGAAATGGATTATCTAACCAATCAGTTAAGTCATCAAGAAATAAGTCACAATCGTACTCCTCACTTCCTGTGTATGTCATTTCTTCCAATAATGCTTCAGCAGTTTCAAGTTGCATATCAGAGACTAATTCCTCCATTCTTTTGGCATATTGTTCTTCCATTTTACCTAGCGATAAATGGCGAATTGCCTCCATTCTGTTTTCTTCCATAGTTGCCTCGGTTTTACTATCTAGTGTTTTACGTTTGTGATAGAGACCTGTGCCTCTCCTTTTGTGAATATAGTGTCAACAACACTCTGTAACCTTTTCTCTGTACTGATACCAACATTACTATACACTGGCACAAACATCTTGCCAAATGGTTTGTTGAAACCCTCGCCCTGTGGTTTTAGTTCGCCTGTCTTTAGTCTAGCAGCATCATTCTTATCAAGGCGTATCACTCTACCAATAGTCTGTGCCATAGTGATGAGATCAAGATTCCTCATCAATATTGCAGCAGTGAGTCCTGATACATTCATGCCCTCTGATAATATAGAGTGATGAAACATAACAAACTTCTTGGTAGGGTCAGCACCCCACTTGTTCATCAAGTTGAAAAATGTCTCTCTAGACACCTTCTTACCATTGATGACAGCACCAAACTTTGATGTGATGTGCAATACATTGTATTTCATATCATGGCATAATGCCTGAAAGTTTGTACCATTGACAAGTCTAGCAATGTTGGTAGTTGACTTGGCAGTGACCAATACTTTGTCCATGTGCTCCTCATTCTTGAGAGCATCAAGAATAACTGTCTTATCAATTTCTTCCTGACTACCATAATGATCTATAGGGTATTTTACTGCCTTGACTTTAGGCGGTATGATATAACCTTTAGCAATCAACTCTGGAGCAGGCACTTGAGCAATCACATTACCAAATACTTTAGTATTATTCATGCCAAGTTTAGGATTTCTGTTCTCTTTTGGTGTAGCAGTAAAGAAATACTTGCGAGTGGCATACTTTGAGAAATGTTTGACAGCGGGTAAGAAGTTCTTTTGTACAGCATTATGTGACTCATCACAATATATTGTGTCCACCTCAATGTCCTGTGCTTCCTGTATTCTGTGAAGTGAATGATATGTTGTAAAGATCAATATGTTCTTTATAGAATTGTGATACCACTTCTCTATAGTTTTTGGTTTAGTAGTCTTGAAATGATGTGTGTCTCCACTATGTACATGAAGCACATCTACATTGTCAATATGCTCAAGAAACTCTGAACATAATTGATTTGCCAATAGTATTCTAGGAGCAACAACAACTATGGTCTGAGAAATAGGCATTGTAAAACGCCACTTAGCATCTTGAATCATACATAGTGTCTTGCCACCACCAGTAGGCACAAGAATCTTGCCTTTGGTCTGTGTTGTCATCAACTGTATAATATCTGTTTGGTGATCTCTCAATTCCATAGTGTTTGTGTCAATAACCATATTATAATAAAAAATGCCCCTAGAATCTAGGAGCATTGTGACAGTTTTAGAACTGTGCTAATAGTTTTTGTGTCTCTGGGTCGAATACTTCTTCAACGCCTTCAATTTCAGTAATCCACTCATTGTCTGTGGATTCTCCGATCTCATAGAGATCAATCATTTCATCTTCCATAAAAAAAGTTTTGTGTTCAATCTTAGTATTACATATTATATGATGATTGGCAACTACCCAACTGGAGGCGTGTTACCAAACTCAGCAGGCATAGAGTCCATGTCAAATTTCTTTGCTGCCTCTGCCTCCTCTCCCTTGCCTTTGATACTGTTGACCTCAATAACAAGTGCCTTAATGTCATCTTGTTGCTTGAGTAGAGAAGCATAAACCATTGACTCAAGAGTAGTAAGTCTCTCATCAAGATTACCAATGGTTTTCATTGCTGCTTGTAGTTGTTTTTTTAATCGGTCAACTTGACCTAACTTAACTTTTGTTAATGCCTCTGTATCTGAAACAAGTGAATCGTATCCCATAATTAATTCTTTTTAGTTATTTAGTCCGTTAGTCGTTATCTCAAGTAGAGATAACCGCCCGCCCAATCACATATACTATAGAGTCTTGCTCTGTCTATGTCATCACGCATAT